ACTGCTGTTGTAAAGGCAATGTTTAGAATGCTTGCTGTGTTGGCAGAAATGGAACGGGATATCATTGCAGAACGGACACAGGAAGGATTGAAAGCTGCTAGAGCAAGAGGACGTTACGGCGGCAGACCAAAGACGGATAAGAGCAAGATCGATGCAGCCATTAAACTATATCAAGCTGGCGACATGAGCGTACCCGAAATTGTAGCTGTGACAGGGGTAAGTAAGGCTACACTTTATCGAAATATTAATAAGCAATCAGGCTCCAAGTAAGGGGCCTTTTTCTTTTGTCTGGAAAGGAGGAAGGGCTATGTCATCGGCGGATTTAACAAGGGAAAGACGTAGTGCCTCACTTAAAGCAAATCGAATAACTGACGGCAGTGTTAAGCATGGGGTATTTCCTTTTCTGAAGTCTGGTGTTCACCCATGCAACAAATGCGTGAAGCGCAACGGATGTGATAGGTTTGAAGAAAATGCAGACTGTTCCTATCTAGCGGATTATCAGGAAAAGATCATTGATAGTGTAATGGATTTGGACATTGTAGGGGAACAAGATCGACCAATGGCGCACTTGTTATCAAAGGATATGGCAGTCATTGCACTTTGCGAAATGTACTTCGCTGTAGAGGGCTTAGTAATCCATGATAAACGAAAGAAATCCCTCAACGCTCAGCCTTTGGTAGCAACATACAACGAAGCAAAAAGACAAGCGCGGCAGACTATGCAAGCTTTGGGATTGGGACCAGCAGCACGAACCAAAATCAACTTAGAGAATGTAAATGTAGTAAAGCAGATGGGTGAGCTTGGCATGAAGCCAAAAGACGAGCCAGAAGGGTTGGAATTCTTAGATGATTGAGTTTGCGAAGGAGATTAAAAGTAAGATCCAATCCCTAGCTAAAAAAAACAAAGAAAAGGCAATAAAAGCACATGACCTTCTAAACGATTTTGAAAGCTTCACTGCTAAGTGTTTAAAGATCAAGACCAAGGAAGGAAAGCTTCTGCCTTTTGTCATGAATGATGCACAACGCAATTTTGCGCAGAAGGTATTTAAAAAATTGCTTGCAGGAAAGCCAGCGCGGTTTATTATCTTGAAAGCTCGTCAGTTAGGCTTTTCTACTGTTACAGAAGCGATCATTTACTATCTAACATCGCTCCAAGAAGCAAAGAACGGTTTTATCGTTGCCCAAGACTCCAAGGCATCAGACAACCTATTTGAAATGTTTAAGAATTACTACGATAATGTGCCTAGCATTTACAAGCCGATGCGGAAACGTAATAACAGCCGGAAGCTTTCATTCGAAAATCCGACTGCTCTTGAATCTCAACGGCAAAAGAATCCCGGCTTAAAGTCACAGATAACCGTTGATACAGCCGAAGCAAGCGTTTTGGCCCGATCAGGAACAATACACTTTCTACATGTATCTGAACTGGCTTTCTGGCCAGAAGCAAAGAAGAGCAAGCACATGCTCGCATTACTTCAATCGCTGTCAGATGCACCAGGGACGCTTTGTATTATCGAATCAACTGCAAATGGATACGGTGAGTATTTCCAGCAGATGTGGGAGAAAGCCGCAAATGGAGACAATGACTTCGAACCAGTCTTTGTGGCATGGCACGAGTATCCAACGTATCGTGAAGAGTTCAGCTCACAAGAAGAACTAGAAGAGTTCTTGGAGAGCATGACAGAAGATGAGTTATTCATTCAACGTAGGTTTAACCTTTCAGCCGAAAAGATGAAATGGCGAAGGTCTACAATCAAGAACAAATGCGAAGGCGATCCGAAACTATTTGCACAAGAGTATCCATCATTCCCAGAGGAGGCATTTCTGGTATCTGGTCGCTCTGTGTTTGATCAAAAAAAAGTGGGAGATAGTATTCTTGCTGCTCCTAAACCGATACGTGAAGAGTTAGATGGTGCTATCCTCATATGGGCAGAACCAGAAGAGGGCGAGTTATACGACATGGGAGCAGACGTTGCCGAAGGACTAGATGGAAACGAGCATGATTCTTCTACCTTTTTCATTTGGAAGCGTAGCACAGGAGAGCAAGTAGCCGAAATGCAGATCAAAGAAGAGCCATATAGTTTTGCGGCACTTCTGAACGAATGGGGTAGGTATTATAACAATGCCTTACTTGGAGTCGAGAGAAACAATCATGGTCATGCAGTATTGTTGGCTCTTATACAAATTCATGATTATCCAAACCTTTATGAGCACAAAGATTACGATGTGAAGGGCAATGTAGATAAACGTGCAGGGTGGCCAACAACTTTGAAGACACGTCCGATTCTTGTGGAGGAGTTTAGAAAAGGGTATGCGGATGGTGATACCAAGATTAAATCGAAAAGGGAACTTGGTGAAATGCGTACCTTTGTAAAGAAAAACGGTAAAGCTCAACACCAAGCTGGATGTCACGATGATATCTTGTTAGCTGCCATGATTGGCTGGGAGATGAGGAAACATCCACATCGAGGTAAAATAAAGCCTGTTGGCTTCTCTATAATGCCTGATTTAGACTCACTATTCGCATAGTAGAGGTGGTGAGATATTGAATATAAAAACAAAGCTATTAGACTTCTTCGGGTTACAACAAAAACAACAGTCTAATCATCAAGACGACAAACGTTCATCTAATGCTGAGTCTCCCCATACGTACATTTTCGATCAATTTAAAGTGGCCACAGATCGGATCACAACAATTCGAGAAGTTCAAAAGCTAGTTAAAACTGATTTACGGTTTAAAATGACAAACTTTCGTATTGCGGCAGATGCCACAAGAGGAGGTTGCCGTGTCATTGTACAGGGGAGTGAAGCGCATCGCTCACATTTAAGAAGTCTAGGAAAACAGCAACCAAAACGGTTAGTACCAGGAGCAAACGTCACACAGCAAGTGATTGATGACTTCATGTCAAGAACAAAGCTTTCTGTGAAATCAGAAGAACATTTACGAGTGTTATTGCGTGACGGTGATCTCTTTCTTAATCCGATAATCGATCTAAGCACAGGACTTATCCTAGATGTTAAACGAGCTCCTGCATTGACGATGAAGCGTAATAGCGACGAATACGGTGATTTCCCAGACTTAGAAAGAGCGTTTAGCCAGATTGATCCACTCACACAAATAAACTCCTTAATGAATGTGGGTCCTCCTAGTACATCACGAACTGACTTTGCACTGTACCAGATGAATCATATTCGCTGGCTTTCTGAAGAAACCGAGCACTATGGTACTTCTCACTACGCTTCAGCACGTAAGACGTACAAGATTCTTGAGAAAATGGAGATGGCTGCTGCGATAAGGCGTGAATTCAGGTCTGTACAAAAGAACAGTCATCATTTCCCTGAAGGAACGCAGATGAAGGATGTTTTGGAATATGCGAGAGAAAATAAACTGATTGACGAGAATGGTAATCCCAAACAGAACGCACATTTGCTCAGTGATTTCTTTGGCACAGCAGAGGTAAAAGCTATTCAGGGTGATGCCAACCTATCTGAAATGGCTGACATAGAACATTTTGATGATCTTTTGTGGCTAAATCTCGGTGTCCCAAAAGCAATCTTAACTTCTGGTCAGAATATTAACCGCGATATTCTAAAAGTGCAGTATCCGCAATACATGCAGTCTCTGGATGTCATGACAGATACACTTGAATACGGTGATATTGGCCCATTCTCAGGATATCGAGCGTTGATTGATTTACAGTTACTTCTTGCAGGAATCAATCCCGATTCAGTTATTTATGATGTAGTTTGGACTGAGAAATCTACGGAAACTATTGCCGAACGATTAGAGCGAGTTCAAGTTGCTTTGGGTAAAGGTGGGGGAACGAAGCTTATCACTACCCTCAAAGCCATTCAAGAAATTTCAAGTGACTTTGATATCGAAGATCCTGTTGAAATGATTGATCAGATAGAAAAAGAAAAGGCTAAGGATTCATTATTAGCACCAAATGTTAAACAAGAACCTGGTAACGAATCTATTGAGGATGAACCAGTTACAGACGTTGCTTTGGAAGATCGATCAAAACTAAAAAAGGCAGAAGTCGAGGCGGAGGAGATAGTCCTTCGTTTTTTTAATGCCGTAAACAAGCGGTTTATCAATTATGAACCTGATAATGAAGGTATAACGGACTCTGCTATCTTAGACTACGCTGAAGATGAGATCCTGTATTCTCTTGC